GGCTGAACACTATACAGAAAACATCTGGCTATCTAGCATGGGGGGCGGAATAGGGGGTTATTGGGGCCATATTCGCTCACAGGGACAGTCAACTAGTAAAGGTAATAAAACCACAGGGGTCATTCCATTTATGCACGTAGTGGACTCACAAATGGTAGCATTTAACCAAGGATCTACAAGACGTGGGTCGTATGCTAGTTATATGGACATATCACACCCAGAGATTATAGAGTTTATGGAGATGAGAAAGCCTAGTGGTGGAGATATCAACAGAAAGAATCTAAACTTACACCATGGAGTGGTAGTATCAGATAAGTTTATGAAAGCAGTAGAGGGAGATCTGGACTGGGATCTGATAGATCCTAACAGTAAAGATATAGTCAAGACTGTAAAGGCTAGAACCCTGTGGATAAAATTATTAGAAACAAGAGTAGCAACTGGAGAACCATACATTATGTTTGGTGACACGGTACAAAGAGGGCTGCCAAAAGAATTAAAAGCAAAAGGTTTAAAGGTACATCAATCTAATTTATGTAGTGAGATTACTTTACCTACAGCAGAAGACAGAACAGCCGTGTGTTGTTTGTCTAGTTTGAATTTAGAATACTTTGATGAGTGGTCACAAGATGAAATGTTTATAGAAGATATTGTTAGAATGTTAGACAATACTTTAGATTCATTCATTAAATCTGCCCCCTCTACCATGTGGAGAGCAGTAAAGAGTGCTCAATCAGAAAGATCTATCGGACTAGGCACGATGGGTTTCCATTCTTATCTACAAAAGATTGGCATCGCATTACAAAGTCCTATGTCTATGGGTCCTAACATGAAAATATTTAAACATATAAAAAAGAAATGTGACAACGCCAACTATCTTCTTGGAAAAGAAAAAGGTGAAGCGCCAGATATGAAAGGCACTGGTAAAAGATTCTCACACATGACAGCTATTGCACCTAATGCAAGTAGCTCTGTTATCTGTGGCAACACATCACCAAGCATAGAACCGTTACGTGCGAATGCATTCTCTCAAAAAACTTTGAGTGGTTCTTTCTTGTTAAAGAATAAATATTTAGAACAACTATTAGAAAAGAAAGGGATGAATACAAAAGATGTTTGGTCCAGCATTATTACTTCTGGAGGGAGTGTTCAGCATTTGGACTTCCTCAATGCACACGAAAAGAATGTATACAAAACAGCAATCGAAATTGACCAAGCCTGGTTGGTTGACCTCGCGGCAGAAAGACAAAAGTACATCTGCCAAGCGCAGTCGTTAAATTTATTCTTCCCACCAGATGCAGATGTCAGAAGATTAAATAGTGTTCACAAAAGAGCGTGGACAAAAGGGTTAAAGACTTTGTATTATCTACGAAGTGAAGCTATCAAAAGGGCAGAGAATGTATCTATAAAAGTAGAGAGACAGGTCAGAGCAGATAGCAATGAAGATGAATGTGTAATGTGTCAAGCGTAAGGAGGGAACATGTCAGTATTTGAAGCACGAGATTATTACAAACCATTTAAATATCCATGGGCCTTTGAAGCTTATGATATGCAACAGAAAATGCATTGGCTTCCTAGTGAAGTACCGTTACATGAAGATGTAAACGATTGGAATAATCGTATGGACAATGCAGAAAAGAATTTAGTTAAACAGATATTAACTTTCTTTACACAAGGAGACGTTGATATTGCACAAGCTTATATGGATGTATACATGCCTATGTTTAAACAACCAGAAATAAGAATGATGTTGTCTGCTATCGCAACTAGTGAAGCAAATCACGCACACTCTTACTCTTTGTTGAATGACACGATAGGTATGGATGACAAAGAATATAAAGCGTTTCAAGAATACGCGGCCATGAACGACAAGCATGAATATCTCTGGCAAAATAAGGGGGGCACGAGAGATGAACAGCTTGTTCGTGACATGGCTGTGTTCTCAGCATTTGGCGAAGGCTTGCAACTGTTTGCAAGTTTCGTCATGTTGCTGAACTTTCAACGTCATGGTAAGATGAAAGGCATGGGGCAGATTGTCGCATGGTCTATTCGTGACGAGTCACATCATGTAGAAAGTATGATAAAATTATTTCACTGTCTACTAGATGAGAAGCCACACGTTTGGAATGATACTTTTAAAAAGAGTTTATATGATATCTGCAGAGACATGGTAACTCTGGAAGATAGATTTATTGACTTGGCTTTTGAGTTAGGTCCTGTTGAAGGATTGGAACCTCACGAAGTTAAACAATACATACGACATATAGCTGACCGCAGACTACTACAACTAGGATTGAAACCTAACTTTGGTGTCAAAGATAACCCTTTAGAGTGGGTAGACTGGGTAGTCAATGGTGTAGAGCATACAAACTTTTTTGAAAATAGATCTACAGAGTACGCAAAAGGCGCACTTAAAGGGGATTGGGCTGATGCTTTTTAGCTTGACACAAAATCGAAAGTGTGCTATTATTACAGAATAAGGGGGGCAGAAGGGCAAGCTGATTTAGGTTGGTTTGCCCTTAGCTTTTTAAGGAGAAGTGTGTGAAAAAATTTGAAGGTATAGATAGGGATAAGTTTATTGGTGGTTGGTATATACCACATGATATCTGTGACAAGTTAATAGAATGGTATCATGATAATAAACAGTACCAAGTCGAAGGTGTAGTTTATAATAAAAATTTTGAAGGTGGTTTTGCTACTGATCCTAGTTATAAAGAATCAACTGAGATAGGTATATCAAATGAAAATGGAGACTACCCACTTAATCAATACAGAGTGTGGCAACAAAGAGTTTTAGAGGCATACTTAAGAGAGTTTCCAGACTGTCATACCATGTTAGATCCTTTTAATATTAATGAACCGTACAATTTACAATACTATGCCCCGAACCAAGGTTTCAAACAATTACATGCCGAAAGAACTGGTAATCAAATGTCCAAAAGAGTTTTAGTATTCATGACATATCTTAATGACGTGCCAAACGGAGGTACAAAGTTTCCAAGTCAATCATTTATAGCGCCTGCAGAAAAAGGTTTAACATTGATATGGCCTGCGGAATGGACTCATGCTCATGTGGGGCAGATTAGTCCGACTAACGAGAAGTATATTATAACAGGATGGTATTCATTTTATGAATGATTTTACACAAGATGAATTAAAAAAATATATTAAAGAGTATCAAAAGCGTAGTAAAGATGCGTATTCTAGATCTCGTTCTATGCGTGTCGATCCAAAAGAAAGGGCAAAATATCACAGAGAATATTTAGATTGCCAAGCTATGATACGTAACATAAATTACAAGATGACGAAAGATACGTGGTTGTATAATGACTTACCCAACGGTCATTTTGTAAAACACTTTAGAGTTCTAGCTTCTGGTGATCCAAACAGGGTAGGTAAATTAATAGACGGATTTGGAAGGGAGTATGATGTACCAAGAAAAAGAAACTAAATATGATGGGTATGCTAAAAAATTATTCTATGATTTTAGAAGAGGTAAGAAAGGCAAGGTGCCTATATGGGAAAGATTAGATTTTAAGGACAGAGATGAATGGCGTGGTATAGCGCAGGCTTTAAAAAAAGAACGAAAAGAACTTAGAAAACAGGAGACAAAACATGGACACAAAATTACAAAAAGCAGTTAATGCTTTAGTATTAGCCAAAGGAAATAAGTCCGAAGCGGCTAGAAGTTTGGGTATTCCAAGACCCACTCTTTGTGATAGAGTAGCCAAAGCCAAGAGACATAACATAACACCAACTGTTAAGTCTCCTGACTTGGAAGTTGCTTTAGCAGAACAGAAGATGACACATGACATACAGATAAGAGATCTTAAAAGTCAATTAGAAGAAGCAACATTACAAAATGTTACAGCTAGTTACATACGAAAGCATGTATTTAAATTAGGTGAGTATGACCCCAAGCCACCCAAGTGGACAATCAAATCTACTCCATCTAAAAATACACCAGGTGTGCCTACATTATTCTTATCTGATTTTCACTACGGAGAAGTAGTTAAGAAAGATGCGGTAAATAATCTAAATAGTTTTAATAAAAAGATTTCACAAACTAGATTAAAAACTACAGTAGAAAATGCCATAGACTTATGTCACAATCACATGGTGAATCCTAAGTATCCAGGAATAGTACTGGCCTTGGGTGGTGATATGATGTCTGGTAACATACACGATGAGTTAACAGAATCAAATGATGGCACAACTATAGATCATGTATTAGAATTATTTGATCAACTGATCTGGACAATTACTACACTAGCTGATAAGTTTGGTAAGGTATTTGTACCTACGTGTTACGGTAATCACTCTCGTGCTTATCAGCAGTACAGAAATAAAGAAGCTGCACATCTTAGTTTTGATTGGATGCTGTATAATTTATTAGAGAAACATTTTAAATCTGTTAATGATAACAGAATTAAATTTCAGATACCAACTGGATTCGATACGTATTATAAAGTATACGACACTACATATCTACTAACACACGGCGATAGGCTTGGTGTGCGAGGAGGTACGGGTATTGTTGGAATGCTTGGGCCTATTGCGAGAGGAGTTCAGAAGGTTAGATCAGAATATACCAACCTTGGTAAGTCCATTGACTATGTTATCATGGGGCACTTCCATCAGTATATATCTATCAAAGGAGCTATTGTAAATGGCTCTCTCAAGGGTTATGACGAGTACGCTATGAGTAATCGTTTTGCTTTTGAAACACCAAAACAGGCTTTATGGTTTACACACCCACAACATGGTGTAACTTTTCAAGTACCTATCATTTGTGAAGAAGCACCTGTTAAAAAACGTGGTAAACAATGGCTTCAATGGGCCGCATAAATCCGATTCATTGGGGGCTTGAATGTGCCCCCTTTGTCTGGTATAATGTAAGATTATTTGGAGGAAATTATGAATAATCAACCATGGACAGACGATCAAATGTTTCAAATGGGCATTGTTAAAATAGGTGGCGATGCTGTTAAAGTAGAAGAACCAAAGGAAGAAGACAATGGCGATAAGCAGAGCGGGGATTAGTAAACAATTAGAAGGTAGACGTAAGACTCCGCCTAGACATTTGGAACATAAAGTTACTTTCGGTAAGCGACAAGGTAACAGAAATGATAAAAGACCGATATATAAAGTTAAGTCGGCTAAAATAAAACAACCTTTGAAGCCAACTAAGACTGCGGCGCAAATTGAAAAGTCACTAGTAGCCTGATGATAAAAGTATTTATGGCAATAATAATTACATCAATGCCAAACTGGCCATCAGTAAAGTATCAAGGATATTTATATCCAGATATGGATACGTGTTTAATATCCACTGAAATGTATATAGAAAATTTTAAAGAGTATGCCAAAAGTCAAGGAGATTATAATGCTCACTTTGATTCTATATGTTTTGAAGTGGACTCATATCCAATAGAAATGTTTGAAGATATGAAACTAGGGATACCCTCTAATGCCTGAGTGTATTAACTGTGGTCATGCGTGTCACTGTAGCAATGGCGGTTCTTGTATGGGCGGTCAATGTGAATGCTCTAACTGTGAGCACGACGATACAGAAACCGAAAGGATATGGGATGGCGGGTATTGATGCACTGATGAATCTTGTGCAAGCAGTTAAATCAGCTGTTGGTTCTGGTACTGATAGTCCACAACAAGAGATAATAGATTTATTAAAAGAAAAAGGATATAGCGACAAAGCTATAGCTGGTATCTTAGGTAATATAGAACTAGAAACTGGTGGAACATTTGATTATAAGCAAGAAGAAGAAGGTGAAGGAGAAGGCTATGGTTTATTTCAGTTCGATCCAAAAGGTATGTTGCCTTATTATAATAAATACTTAGAAGAATCTGGTATGTCTGATTCAACAGTAGCACAAATAGATTTTATGGATAAAGTAGCAAAAGGTGAGATAACTTATTACAATGAAAAAGATAAGAAAGAAGTGCCTATATTAGGTTATGGTAATGTTAATAAGTTACAAGAGTCTTTTGAAAAAGACAATGTAGCAGAGATAGCAAAAGATTTTAATACCATTTTTGAAAAAGGAAAGATGGAAACTGGCTATGGCAAGAGAGATGAACTTGCTGAAAAAAATTACAGTTTGTTTTTCTAATGAATGGAATGGTTAATAGCAGTTATTACAGGAGTGATTGTCCAAGAGGGCATAAAAGAAGTAACCCAAGTAACGAATGGAGGAACTAGAATGTTAGGAGGATTGCCTGTAGAAATGATTACAATGCTTGGCTCAAGCGTACTTGGTGGAGTTATGTCTATCTGGTCGCAGAGTATCAAAGCAAAACAAGATGAACAGAAGATGTTATTGGCGAGAGCCGATAAACAAATGTCTTTCGTAGAGAAAGCAAGAACATATGAGAACAAAGGGTTTCAGTTTACCCGTAGGATTATAGCTTTATCAGCAGTGTTTGCTATAATTGTGTGGCCCAAAATCGTACCTGTATTTTTTGATACAAGTGTTTGGATTACATGGACTGAGTTATCAAGAGGATTTTTATTCTTGATTGAAAAGAAAGAGGTGGTACTAGATAGTGAATACTTTGGAGTGGTTATAACTCCTCTGGATACACATCTAATGTCAGCAATAATTGGACTATACTTTGGTGGAAGTTTAGTTAAAAGATAATGAAAGTATCTGAACAAACAAATGTGCAGATGCCACTTAAAACGGTTGTCAGCCTCATCACATTGGTCGCTGTAGGAACATGGGCTTACTTTGGATTAATTCAAAGAATTACAGAGCTAGAAACATCAAAGCAATTAATGGAGGCTGACTTACTTAAAGCGGCTGATCAAAAACCTATCGATATGGAGCAGACAATGTTGGTGGAGTGGCTAGCCAAAAATCAAGAAGGTATTCAAAAAGAGATGGAATCAATGATGAACAATAGAGTTAATATTGATTTTTTAAAAGACCAAGTTTCGAAACTTCAAAAAGATGTTGAAGAATTAAAAGATAAAATAAGAGCAAGTAATGGAAGTTATTAGCATAATAGTAATGTTTCTTTTTGGAAACATGAATGACACTGAGGATAAAATGACACAATATATTCCTATGGAAAATCTGTCTTCATGCCTTAAAGAAAAAAGAATACTTGCAAGAGATAAAGAATTTAAAAAAGATGCGTTTTGTGGAGAAGCTATAGTAGAAATAGAAAATGATAAAGTAATAAAATTGTACAATGAGGTACCCGATGGTGCTGTTGTAGTAAATAAAAAAATTACTAAAGAAGCATTTAAACAATGGTCTTTGGAAGCTAAAAAGAAATGGGAAAAAAATAAATGAAAAATAATTTATTACTAGGATTTATATTAAGTTTTATTTTAATAATAAGTTTACCAGTATGGGGAGATTCAACAAATGACGCAAATTCTCAAACAAATTCTTCGGGTAGTAACACGCAAATTACGGGTGGCTACACATCTACAACAACAAACTCATACTCAGGAGGACAAACAAACACAACAACGAGCACCACTTCATCTACTACAAATGGGTCAGATGTACCCGTCAACTCAGCTAATGCCCCTTCGTATTCAGGCATGTCTCAAGACGTGTGCTCGATGGGGGTTAGCGGTTCTGTTAGCACTGGTGTATTTGGGCTTTCTGGCGGTAAACATGTAGTTGATCTCAACTGTGAGCGTATTAAACTTGCTAAAGTATTACAAGACTTTGGTATGAAAGTTGCAAGTGTGGCAGTGTTATGTCAAGATCCTCGTGTCTTCCAAGCGATGGAAGCTGCAGGCACCCCATGCCCATTTGATGGCAAGATTGGGGCAGAAGCTGCTGCATTGTGGGATACGTACGAAGAGTTAAGACCAGATTACAAACTGCATAAGGAACGTATGGAAATTAGAGCAGAAGTAGATGCAATCATAGCGGCAGAGTTAGCAGATCAAATAGCTAGAGATGAGGAAGCTGCTAGAAAAGCACAAGAAGAATTAGATAAACAATTAGAAAGTCAAATAACAGAGACAGAAGCACCAGTAATATACGTACCGACTCTTAACGTTCATCAATGAGATGGTTATACTATAGCATATGGCTTTCAATAGCCATATCTTTTCTATGTGTTTACAGCGTTGCAAACGCACAGACTGTAACTACAGAGAACCTTCTTAACAATTCCACTTTTGGAACTGGCAATACTACAACTACGACTGGTTGGTCAACAGATGGAGACGATGGTATTCACACACATGGTGCTTGGAATGGATTTCCATACGAAACAGGTATGGATAGTAGTGGAGGTGTATTAGCATTTGAAGGGCATGAAGAAGATAATGTATATCAAGATGTAGATATAGTAGATGATGATCACTTAACACAATTCCAAATGAACCAAGGGTTTACCTCTACTATGGGGGCAGACGTATGGTTTTGGAATAACATAGAAAACACACTTACTCTTAAACAAACTGTTACAGGCGCTGATGGTTCAGTGTCTACACAAGTTAGAGAGATAACTGGCACTAGCGGTTCAACTGGTAACAAGTTTACAAACTATACAAATGAATATATTCAAGGTTCAAATACACAAACAGATATTACAATTAGGGCAGAGTTGTACAATGAAACCGCAGGTACAGCTTATGATAATTCTCATCGCGGTCCAGATGTAGATAACGTTACATTAACTTTAACATACAACAATTTGCCCCCTATTAATGAAGATGCACAAGAAGCTATAGACGATATAGTAGATGTTATAGACGATATACCAGAAGATTTCTTTGAAGAAGAATTTACTTTTGAAGACGAGTTTATTATCATAGATCTACTTCCAGAAACAATGCCAGAAGAAATACCTTTTGAAGATATAGAATCTTTTGAGGAATTTGAAGAAATGTTTATTGTTGCAGAAGAGATGGAGATAATAGAAGAAGCTGACATGGAAGTTATTGAGGAAGAAGAAATAGAAGTAGCGGAGATGGAAGCGGAAGCTGAACCCATGATGGAAGTCGAGGAGGAAGCTACCATAGAAGAAGCGGAAGAACCAACAAAGGAGGTTCAGAATGAAGAGACTATGGAAGATACTGGTGAATCAATGGAAGAGGAGCCAGAAAACAAAGAGAGCGTATCGGAGGCTAATGAGGATGAAGATGAAACAACTGAAGAAGCAGAACCCGATAGCGAAGAATCTGAGGACACCGAGGTACAGACTGCAGAGGCAGGAGACGAAGAAAAGATATCAACGGAGTCCGAGAAACAAATTGAAATATCTACAGATGTTGGAGGAACTACAGTAGAACTTAAGAAAGTTGAGAAACAACTTAGCAAAATTGATAGGATGTTAATTCAACCAGAACTAGACTCCTACGAGGAGGTTGAGTTTTACGAGTCTAAAGATATCTATCAAGATGCTAACTTAGAATTATTTGAGAATCAGGTGGATTTAGGATCATACAACGTAACTATATACGCTGGTGTTACTTTATCCGCCTATTCTGTTAATGATCCTATGCAGATATTTGAAGAAAGAATGGATTTTTTAGCTAGACAAAAGGTGTCGATTATGTTAGAATTAAAGAAACTTAGGGGGAACTAATGAAAATTATAGAGAAACTTAGTACATATGCCGCATTGCTTGGAGTTATTGGGGCTATAGGTGGGGGCTTTTACACATGGGGTCAGTTCAATACTAGACTTGATGCAATAGAAGCAACACCAGCTGTAAACTTATCACCCTTAGTAGCAAAAGATAAAGAACTATCTAATAAGATAGATGAAGCATTGTTATATGCTAACGAATATAAAGTAGATTTAATTGATAGAATTAAAAAAGTAGATGATAAAATTGTACCTGTTAATCTTACGAAGGTGTTTGCGGAGATAGGCAAGGTAAGAGAGCAAATAGCTATGCTACCAGAACCCGCTAATCTGCAACCTCTTCTTGATTCGCTACAAGCATTGGAAGAATATGGTTGGGAACTTGAAGAAGATATCGAAGAGTTAAGCAAACAAGTTGCAATAGTAAAAAAAGAAAACGAATTACAAGATATACTTATAGAAGAGATGAAGACAAGGGCTAATAACCCTTTGGCTAATTAAGACCTAACGCTTCTCTCATTCTTATTTTTTCTAGAACTGTTTCTTGCTTGCCTTTCATAATGGCATAGTTAGGATCAGCTGCTCTTAATGCATCATCAAACTTTCTATTTAGATCTGGTATAAACATTTTGGTAGGGTTGTTCTGATTATGTTTCATAACATCTTTATATATCTCTTGTATCTCAGCTTGACCTTCATTAATTAAACTACCATTTCTATTCTTACCACCCATAATTATTTTTATATAAGCGTTTTCTATTCTAGCATTTATTCTTTGTTTAAATACATTACTTGCTCTGTCCATCTTACGCATTAAGAATAAAGCTTCTCTATTTTTAGCTATCTCTGTAGGTGTAAATCCTAAAAACTGCGATAACACATCTACTGCCCCTATATCGTCCGTTACAACGGAACCATAAGATGTAGTTAAATAGCCTTCTCCTATCATATAATCTAAACTTTTAAGTGGATTCTTAATACCAAGTGGTAGTGATTGTATGAGTGCATCTCCCCATCTACCTTCTCTTACACCAAGAGTAGCTAAGTTATTAAAAAAGTCTATAAATACAGAACCTGGTGCACCTAAAAACTCTTCTGCTCTTGCACCTGTATCAACACCAGCAATAGAAGCTGCGGCTCTGATCTGCGTAGACCAGGGGGCAACACCAAAGCCAATACGTCTTTGCACATCAATATTGAAATATGCACTTAATAGTCCAGACTCTAATGCTTCTATCATAGTTGGACTCCAACCTGCTGTGTATAGCATGTTTCTAAACTCTGATCTTACATCAGCATCTACGCCTGTAATTTCTTTTCTAACTAAGTTGTATATATCTTCTGCATCTTCACCACCTGGCAATCCAAATAGACCACCCGTAATTAACATCATCAACATGATACGAGCAAATGCACGGCGGCCCACCTTGTTTTGTAATCTGCTTTTGTTTGCTGCCATACCCACTGGATTTAACAAACGATATAATAATCCAAACATTTGACTTATGTATGTCATGAATAAAGCTGGTAGTGCACCAAATCCTCTAGCTAATCTTGGTCTGTTTTCTTTGCCGTATACACCAAATGTTTCTTCAACCATAAATCTAGCAAAAGCTTCTGGCGTGTTGCCATATCTATCTTTTTGATTTTGATAATCCATATCATTACCATACAGTACTTCTGCTTCTTCTAATACTTTAGGATTTTTACTAGCTAATCTATATGCTGTCATGAAAGCTGTGATACGTGATATTGCTTCAAAGGTGTTAAATGTACCACCTACAAATATATTCTCAAACTTTCTAAAATTTTTTCGTGCAGCTTGCTGTGTTCCAACTTGTGTACCACCTGGTCCTGGAACTATACCAGCTTCTTGCATAGCTTGTCCTTGTTTAATTGTACCATCTGCAACTGCAGTGTATATAGCTTCTGCCATACCTGGCTCATCATCAAACACTTTATTAAAATCTATAAATGCATCTTCATATTGTCTGTTAAATATAGATATCATAGTTCTTGCGTCTGCTATAGCTTTACCCAACTCTATAGTGGTAGCTTTTGTTCCTGCCATTTGTGATAGTAAAGGTCCTGTGAATTGAA